AATAGCCATTTTTTTCTCCTGTTAGAAATCAGATAAGTTAGGAGGGCGACTTCTGCCGCCCCCCATATTAGTTAGGCTTGGTCACGAGAAACTTCAGCAGCTTCCATTTCACCAAGTGCGCTTACATCCATCATGATGGCGTAGACGCGAATCTCACCAGCAGTGAAAGATGCACCATCACCAGCAAGGGTCAGGTCCAGAGTGTCTGCCGAAGCAAGAACTACATCTGCAGAGACAGTAACGCTGGGTGCATAAGCATTATCAGCGGCACCGTCAATGTCAAATGCGGTTACATACTCGTCAGCATCTGCATCCGTACCAAGGGTAGCGGTTGCGTTAGTGCCAGTATTCATGGTAGCAGAGGAAGTTACCTGAAAACCAGCAGCAACAATCTTGGTGTTCGCAGGAACAGTGATACACTGTACTACGTCACCCGGAGCAATGCTGTTGGCAGTAAGGTCAACGACCTGCTCAACCATGTACGGATTGCGTCCACGCTGGGAGTTACCCATAGCAGGAGCAAGAGTAGCAGTAATTGTAGCCATTATCTAATCTCCCTTTAGCGGACGTTGTAGATGGCGTTAACAAGTGCTTCAGGGCGAAGAATCTTGCGGCCATACAGGTGCATACCACGTACGATGTCAGCGAAGCTGTCAGGGTCGCGGTAGGTTTCGGTCTTGTTAATCTGCTCTGCAGTTGCAACAGCAGACGAATGACCAGCAACAATCACACCGTAGTTGGTAGCGTTGGACGCTGCTTCAGTAGCAGGGCCAGAACCAACGGACGGCAGGTTGTTGGAGACGTGGATGGTGAAACCATGAATGGTGCCAGCCATCTGACCGTTCTGCAGACCTGCGCCACCGAAGTCGGCGTTGAACAGACGAGAGTCTTCGTCTTTCAGCAGTTCAGCAAAAACCGGGTCGATGACAAGCCAACGTCCAGTGGTGTCAACATTTTGCTGGTCCAGCTTACGGCCCATACGAGCAATAAGCGAAAGCGGGTTAGCTTCACCAGCAGTTGATGGAGAAGCAGTTGCCCCACCAACACGCGGGATGAGAGCAATCGACTGACCGCCAGTACCGGCGTTAAAGTCGCTGCCATCCAGCTTCATGCTTGCAAGCAGTTCGTCCGAACCGGCAGTCGAAACAGCCTTGGAGCCGTTTACAACGTCGTTAGCGGTGTCTGCATTGGAGTGCAGAGCAGACTGCTTGAAGCCCGACAAGTAGCCAAGAACGTCTTGGTCAAACTGGTCGGCAAGGCGGTAAGCCGCACGGTCAGAGGCGAGGCTCTGGAAGTTAACGTGCGAATGTGCCTCTTCAATGTCATCAACCTTAAACGCAAAGTAGTTAGCTTTGTCGATGGTCAGGTTGAAGTCTTCGTCGTCAAGGTCTTGCGGCGTGATAGTTGTACCACGGGCGTAAGCCTTCACAGTGATTTCGGGTTCCTTGATAATCTTAACGGAATCACCCATCTGAGCAATCTCACCAAAGTAGTCGTTGTTGGTGATTGCCTCACAAACAGCGGCCTTGCGGAAAGCAAGCTGCACCTGTTTGGAGTAAATGACGGGAGAAAAATTACCGTTAGGGAGATTACCATAACCCGCAGCGGTTGCGAATGCCATGTTACTTTCTCCTATTAGCATTTTACAGATGCAAACTCACCAGACTAATCAGAGGCTGATTCACTTGGGTGCGTCGTGTATTTAGTTGGCCGACCAAATACTTAACGGGCCATGCTCGTCAGGTAATCCGTAAGACATAGGTTGTGTTTGCTAGTTGATGTAAGCAGGTAGCTAACCCACTTACACCTTTGATGACTATAGTTATACACAAAGATAACTACTTGTCAACACTTTTTATCTGGCTGAACCAGATACATCATAGATAAACTTGCCACTACGAATAGCTTCCATAATTTCGTCAGACTTCGCTTCGTACTCTTGTGGAGACATGCGCTGTACATCTGACTCTTTTAGGTACGAAGAGGCTTCGTTTTCTTGCGGTTTACTGCGACTATTTTTTGTAGACACAGACTTGGCTGCATCTTTATCTGACTTGGGTTTTTTCTTGCCAATACCCATATCAGCTTTGTAGAGGTCAATCGCCCTAGCAGCAGAACGTGCGTCGTTGTCGTTTTCATAAAGCGCATCTTGCACCCACTTTGGCTGTTCTTCAGCCCATTCGTGAAAACTGTCGCTGTCCCTAATCTCATCAAAGTCGGGATGCATCTGCATCAATGCTGCTTCTGCTTTCTCCTTAGTTGCAGACAGTTGCAGTTCGTCAATTGCTTTGATGCGTTCTTCAAGTGCGCTTGACTGCTCACTTGCTTTTTTCATTGCAATTGTTTCAACGATAGCTGCTACATCTGGATATTCTTTTGCCCATGTCTCAATGTCTTCATCAGACTTAGGCAACTTCATTTCTTTTTTAGTAGCGGCAGAAAGTTGTGATTTTAATTCTGCAAGTTCTGCTTTAAATTCTTCTGCTTGTTTTTGCTGATGTCTACGCAGATCAGAGTAACGCTTTTTAAAAGTTCTTTCTTCTGCGCTTGTAGGCTCTGCTTCTTCTGGTTCAGCAGTTTCTTCTACTTCACCCTTTTGTTCTTTGAGCATCTGCTCAAGTTCTTCTTCTTCCATCTTGCGTTTTTCTTCGTTAGTGTATTTACGATTTGCAAACGC